ACAAATTAGGCTTAGATGACAAAAATATATTTAATGCTCCAGTTACAATTATTGATCCTCAATACAATGATGATGATAATAGGCTTATTACGACAATTTTCAACCCTTATGAAGCAGCGGAATATTTAAAGTGGAAAAGATCACAGAAATAAATACTAGTGATTGCGACAAAAATGCATTTGAGGTCATTATGAAGTGTAAAGAATTGGCAAGTCATATCGACTTAGCTAATATTATATTAGATAATACAAGTATAGATGAGAAAGAAATGATAATACATATCATAGAGTGCGTAAGAAGTCTGGAGCTTGAGATAATTGAATACGAACCAATTTTTAAACCTGAAGCGAGGGCATAATGAGTACATATTACGAAAGCTATTGCAATACAACTACAGATTTACTATTTGTTGAGCCATATTTAGGCGAATATGATCACAAAAGAGTTTTAGCAGGAAATTTTATAACTACAGATACTAGTAATCTTTATCAATTACTAAATACAGGATATATTTCCCAGCTCTACAAAGACGGAGTTGAGATGACCTCTGTAACCGATAGCCCAAACGCAGACAATGAATATAATTATTCTAGTAGCACGGACTCTTTTCAGTTCTTTCTAGCATCTTCATCTGTATCTGCCTTAAATAGCTCTGTATTTGAAGCCAGTAGAGATTGGGCTGACTTAAAAACAGAAGCTGTAAAAAGAGCAAGCGATTTTGTAAGAAGTTATCTTCCCTTTCCCATACATAAAAATAAAGGCGTTGGAACATCTGATGCAGTTGGTAATGATTACCCTGAAATAATAGTAAGAAGCACAGCAGTAATGGCAGTTGAATCTCTTATAAGGCCTTATGATGTAGAGAAAGCGGATACTATAAAATCTCAAGCAATGAATGAAAATGGTACTGGGTGGCTTGATATGCTTAGAACAGGGCAAATTTCATTATATAGTAGTGAATCTGAACAAAAATATAAGGGTATATTAAAAGATGTATCAGTTAATGCAAACACAACTGGTGGCGTAATAGACGTAAAAGGAAGAGCAAGCACGGAATGGGATGTAATAAAGATTTTAATTTCAAACGGTGGAACAATTACGGCAGGTTCCGCAAATACAACTGTTAAATATTCTACATATACTAGAAACGAAAAAGGCTTAAAACTTAATCAAGATGTTAATGAAGAGGTCATTGATTGTGGCTGGCAATCAGCAGGGCATAGTATGTGGATAAGATTTGCCCCTGGAGTATACACAACAAATGATGAATACGAACTTGAAGTTAGTGGAGTATTGGATCAAGCTTTTACTCCAATTAAAACAATTAAAGCAAGTAGATATTAATGGCCATTTCTTATTCAAATACAATTTATGATGATATTATGGAAACCCTAGCAACGTTAATTAATGATGAGTTTTCAATCGCTGTTTATTATGATGAGCATAAACCTCCTCAATCTTTTGTATTGATTCCAACTTCTGATGAATTAGTTGTGAATCTTTCTAGCGGAACTCAAAGAGAATATGAAATAGAAGTGAATTATCAGTTAAAAATAGGCGGTCAATATACTAAAAACAACATGAAGCAAGTTTCTAATATCATGGAAAGATTAAAAAGATTGGTTTATAATAATACATCATATTCAAGTGGAGCAACTTGGTTTGATGCAAACATTTCTAGCATTGAATATGAAAGAGATGAAGATGATCAATCACTTTTAAGGGGAGTAGGAACATTTAACTGTCAAAATATAGAGGTGACATAATGAAAATAAAAGCAAGGTTAGAAAAATTTCATAGAGTAAATCCAAACGGGGTTCTCTGCGAAGCCGCTTTATTAGATAAGCTAAGAGATGGCGAAGTTGTTGATGTATCTGATGAAGTTGGGGATGAGCTTCTTAATATGGGGTTCGTAAAAAAAGCAAAAACAAAAACAAAGAAGGAGTCTAAATAATGGCTGACACAAGAGTAGTCCCCATAAGTAGCGTTAAATATGGCTTAAAAGCAGAAACGACTTTTGGGGCTGGATTAGATACAAGTGGAGCTGATGGCACTGCGTACCTTACGCAACCAGTAGTTGAAGCTCAAAAACCAACATTTAATATTCTTAGAGAATCAAGGCTATTAAGTGGAAGAGGAAGTGTAAAAAACGCTGCTGATACAGTAGTTAATACAAAAGGTGGTACGGTTACTATGCCTTTTGATATGTTAGCAACGCCTAGAACATTGGCTCAACACGCATTGTTAGTTGGGCAAGAAAGCGGAACAGGAGGAAGTACTCTGCATGAGATGGAAATAAATGGGGAAGATAATGCTACATCTATAGGCGGATCTATTTCAAGCGGTATTCCTCATTCATGCAATTTGGCTTATTATCCAGCCGCAGGCGAAGGAATTAAGGTTGCTGGGGTAGTATGCTCAGACCTAACGATTGCTGGAGATGTAGCGGCTAATAACGGCTTAGTAACCCTTAGTGGTAATTATTTTAGTGGGTTTTCAAATACAAATACAGCCACAACTGCCTTAGAGCAAACATTTGATGGCACTTGGGTAGCTGCTGAAACAACATACTTCAATGTATTAGATTTTAATACTAGAACTCTTGATGTAGAAGGAAATGCGACTCAGACTTTTATTATGAAAGCCTTTTCTTTTAATATCTCTAATGGTGTTAATAGAGTTGGATTTGATGCAAGAGGAAATGCTGAAGTATATGCTTTTCCTGAATATGTTGTAACAGGAAGCCTTACCATTAAATATGATGATGAGTTTGATTATGGTGCAGCTAATAATGTTATTCAAGACTTTCTTGATGGAGATACATTATCGTTGAATTTGATCTGTGGAGATTCTGCTCCAGATGCAGAAGGTGAATTTGAAATAACAGCAGAAATCCAATATACTGGTGACCCAGGTCAAGATATTAGTGAGAATGGCATTTTTCATACATTGGAATTTGAATGCGTTCAAAATGGTGGCACAGAAGCTTTTAAATTGGAAACATTCAAGAATGAAGCTGTAACTGATTGGTAATTAAAATAGGGAGGTCAAATGATAGTAGATACACCACATGGTGAATTTGAATGTCAAGACATAACAAGAAAAGAACGCAGGAAGTTCTATAAAAGAGTCAAGGAAGTATTCACTTCGCAAGATATTAGTAAACTGCATGAGTTAGGAGATGAGTTTGCTTTGTTAGCTTTTGGAAGTGACAAGAAAGCCGATGAAGCATTAAGAGAATTATCTGCCTTGCAGGAGGATGAGGTATTAACTGCGATAATTGGTGCTTACATGGGACTTGACTTGGGAAACCTTACTGGCGATTGAGATGTGCTGTTTGGTTCTCCAATTATGGATTACCAAATATTTCATTCGACCTCCCATACCGATCTCGGTCGCCAGTATTATTTGAGACTGTAGAATATGAAACAAAGCAAGATATTTTGGATGAGGTTTACAGAGTTTTGGAGGAAGCTGATGAAAGAGGTTATGACATTGGGCAAAGCCTTTACTATCAGCTCCCCTTTTTTTGTAGCCCTGCTTTTATCATATCAGATTGGTGTTGGGATATGCTGACTGATTATTTTACAGTAACAAAGTTTAATGTTCCTTTAGCTAGAGATCTAGATTCATTAGATCCTTGGAGATTGGATTGTTTTTCTATTATAGAGAGTGAGATACAAAAAATAACTGCTCACGAAAGAGGTAAAAATGGCAATAATTAAAAACTTGTTGATCAAGCTA